GTGTGGGACATGAAAGTCAGGAATCGTATGTATGATGCAGAAGTGTTTGACCGCATGGTGGCTTACTGGAATGGGCACTGGCGAGATAAGTACGTACATTTGCTACCACACATAGAAGAAATAAAGGAGCTAACAAAATTAAAGTCGGTGATAAATGGTACAAGATTGAGCGTGTTGAGGTCATCGCAGGTTGTAAGGGTGATGTAACCTACGAGGACAAGACCATCCGTATCGCATCACGTAGCGCCAACTATGCCTATACTGCTGATGAACAAATTAATACGTTCTGGCATGAACTCACGCACACCATTCTCAAAGACATGGGCAGTAAGCTAGAGTCTGACGAGTTGTTTGTTACGGCGTTTGCTGACAGGTTACATGGGGCGGTGAAAAGTGCAAAGTTTGAAGAGTGATGTTGAGGCTTTGCTCAGCCTGTTTGAAATCAATGACTTCCCTGCCAAGTTTGAGCATGGGATGTTTATGGTACGCCGAGATGTTTGGGACGACCAAATGGAGTTGGTAACTATGCCTAATGCGCATGAGCAATGGACAGCAACCACAGACCAAGACAAATTAATGGAGTGCTACGGCACGTGGATAGAACGCGGTAAACCAATAAGAAAGCCTTTATATGAAAGTTAAATGGTCGCACTCAGGTCTAAAGGACTACGAGGGCTGTGCAAGACGTTACCACGAAGTGAAGGTGTTGAAGAACTACCCATTCACCGATACACAGGCGACGATTTATGGTAAAGAAGTTCACGAAGCGTTTGAGCTTTACATTAAAGAAGGCAAAGAGCTACCCGAATACCTGCTAGAGCACAAGCCTTTGCTTGACTCCCTCAACGCCAAAACTGGACGCAAGCTACCTGAGTTTGAGATGGGTGTTAAAGAAGACCTAAGCCCATGTAGTTTCATGGATGCTGACGTGTGGGCACGTGGCGTGGCTGACTTGGTGATTGTGAACGATGATGACCTGACCGCTTGGGTGATTGACTACAAGACAGGCAACGACAAGTACCCTGACCGTGACCAGTTAATACTCATGTCCTTGATGGTGTTCGCTCACTTCCCACATGTGCGTGAGGTTAAGTCAGCCTTGCTCTTTGTGGTAAAAGACTCTATAGTTAAACATAAGATGACTCGTGAAGAGGCTGAGTTTCATTGGTGGAGATACCGTGAACGTGTTGCTGTACTCGCACAGTCAATGGAAGCTAATGTATGGAACCCAACACAAACACCGCTTTGTGGATGGTGTCCTGTCAAGAGCTGTGAACATAACCGCAACCACTAGGACTTACTACGATCATGCCTTCTTCTCCAAACTACAAACGTGACTATCGTCAAGAATACGATTCATACCAAGGCACCGAAGACGCCAAGAAAAAACGTGCTCAACGCAACAAAGCTAGACGCATGCTTGAGCGTGAAGGCGTGGTACGCAAGGGCGACGGCAAAGACGTTGACCACAAGAAGCCACTAAGCAAGGGTGGCACAACCACACGAAGTAACTTAAAGGCTAAACCTGCTAGCGCCAATCGTTCATACAAGCGCAAGGCAGATGGTTCGATGAAGTAAACGAAAGGACTAACAAATGACTCTCTCACAAGACACGCTAGACAAACTACACGAAAAATACCTAGAAATGCAGATGCAACAAGCTATGCTGACGCAACAACAGCAGGTGTATACGACAACCAACACAGGCGGTTTTATAAATGCGCTCAATCCATACGCACAGCAATCGCCCATACCCATCGAAGTACCTGTCCACAAACTAGACGAAGGCGCATGGGATGTACCTATTTCACAACTCGTTGACCTATGGACTGTTAGATACGGCAGTAAATGGGTTAATGATGATGAGTTAGATGAGTTTTATAAAATTACCGCAAAAAGATTAAGAGCCCTACATAAAGTTGAATCACACTACGTTAATGGCATGGACGTTTACAGGATTGTGGAATGAAAGTGAATATCCAAGAACAATTTTGCGCCACCATCTTTACCCCTGACAACGCCATCACAACAGAAACGCTTGGCTTAATAAAACACACAAAAGAAGAGTTTGACAGGCTTGAGCTTAAAGAACTTGAAAGCCTGTCGCTAGATGCGCTCATGGACTTGTTCACCGTCATGTATAAAGGCGAGCAAATTAACATTACATACCGTGACTTTGTAGAAAAGGAATGGAACGACACAGAATACGAACTTATTAACCGACTATATTTTTTAAACGCACTTCAGTTCCGCAGAGACCACGCAATAGATTCATTTGACATTAAACTTTCATTCGTACTTACACAACCATGCAAATAATTGATAACAAAGCACTTATATTTAAAACACGTAACCCCGATAAATACAGCGTAATACCTAAAAGCAAAGTAGTAGCAGAGAACGACGGCGTATATGAAGTCGCTGTTTACTGGGGTCTTGATGAAACGCGTGTCTTGCGCAACCTAGGTGTTAAGAACGTGGTGTCGCCCATTACGGCACGCTACGATTGGCCGGGTCGCTACAAGCCATTCGCTCACCAAGTTGATACGGCATCTTTTCTCACGCTTAACAGGCGTGCGTTTGTGTTTAATGACCCGGGCACAGGTAAGACAATGTCTGCTCTATGGGCGGCTGACTACCTCATGAAGCTCAAGCAAGTGCGTCGCTGTCTCATACTATGTCCGTTGTCAATCATGCACGACGCTTGGATGAATGGTATTGCCAAGAGTGTGATTCACCGTACTGCCATCGCCGCCCACCACAGCCAAGCATCACGTCGTAGTGAGATGGTGCAGGGCGACTATGAGTGCGTGGTGGTGAACTACGATGGCTTGAACCTTATCGCAGAAGAAATCATCAATGATGGCAGGTTTGACCTAGTGATTGTGGACGAAGCAAACGCCTACAAGAACGTATCAACCAAGCGTTGGAAGACCTTGGCTAAGATACTGAAGCCTGAGACTATGCTGTGGATGATGACTGGTACGCCTGCTTCACAGTCACCGCTAGATGCGTATGGTTTAGCCAAACTTGTTAACCCAAACAATGTGCCTAAGTTCGCTACCTCATGGCGTGACAAGGTGATGAACAAAGTCAGCATGTTCAAGTGGGTGCCAAAGCTAGGCTCTAGCGAGGTGGTGTTCAGCGCCTTACAGCCTGCGATACGCTACACAAAAGAAGAATGTACCGACCTACCGCCAGTGCTTACAGAGACTCGTGACATACCATTGACACCACAGCAGAAGAAATACTACATGCTGTTGAAAGAGCAGATGCTGATTACCGCATCGGGCGAGACGATTACCGCAGTCAATGCGGCGGCTAGTGTTAATAAGTTGCTACAAATTTCAGCAGGTGCGGCATACACAGACGGACAAGAAGTTGTTGAGTTTGACTGTGCGCCACGCTTGGCTGTACTACTTGAAGTTCTTGAAGAGACCAACCGCAAGGTCATTGTGTTCGCTCCATACAGGCACAGTATTGAGAAGATAGCTGACCACTTGGAGAAGCATGGTGTTAAGGCGGCGTGTATTCATGGCGACATCAGTGTTTCCAAACGTACTGCCATATTCAAGAACTTCCAAGAAACACCTGACCCAAGGGTGTTAGTGATTCAACCGCAAGCGGCATCTCACGGCGTTACGCTGACTGCGGCTGATACTGTGGTGTTCTACGGTCCTGTGATGTCTGTTGAAACTTACGTGCAGTGTATCGCTCGTTCTGACCGTATTGGTCAAGATTCAACAAAAGTCACTGTGATACACTTACAGGGCAGTGAAATCGAACGCAAGATGTTTAAGCGCTTAGAAGACCGAGTAGAAGACCATAATTTATTATTGCAGTTATACGAAGAAGTTATTAAGTGATTTAAGTTTATTTAAGTGAAAACCCTAGTTTGGGTTGTATTTCTATTTTTATTGATGTAAAGTATTTGACAAGGAGAACTAACATGACTGAAGTTGATGACACACCTGAGGTGATACCTTTAGATAAGCTAGCTCGTGTTTACAGAAAGATGCGAGCCAAGATTGATGCGCTAACCAAAGAGTACGACTCACAAGTTGAGGAGCTCAAGGCGCAACAAGACGAAATTAAGATGGCGATGAAAGACCAAATGCGAGCGCTCGGCTTGACCTCTGTGCGCACGCCTGAAGGCACAATCATTATGTCTGAGAAGACACGCTATACAACAAACGATTGGGACTCATTCAAGACCTTTGTGATTGAGCATGATGCCCTTGACCTATTTGAGAAACGTATCCATCAAACAAACATGGTTTCGTTCCTTGATGAGAACCCTGGTGTCGTACCACCGGGTTTGAACTCCATGACGGAGTATGAAGTATCTGTACGAAAACCAACGAAGTAACCATAAGTCTATTTAAGGAAAACCATATGTCTAATTTAACTACATTTAATCCATCTCAACTACCTGCATTTGCTCGTAAGGGCGAACTTTCTGAAATTGCTAAAGCTCTCACAGGCGGTGGCACTGGCACTTCAA